GCTAGTGCTTCGTCTAGACAAATAGGCAATCCTGAATATGATGCTATCTTTAGTAAGTTAGACGAACTAGAGACACCGGAAGAGTGGCAGTCTGCTGCTAAAAACCTTGTGTCTGGTGAACGAGACATTACCGGCATGAGTCCAGTAAGACGTACACCAGAACTAGAACAGTCTGCACGTGATCTTATTGACAACAAACTTCTTACAAGAGAAGAGCATCTTAAAAATGTTGCGGAGAATAAACCAATAACTGAATGGACAGACTTGCCTCGTCAACCTAGTTCAAAGGCTATGGTATTTTCTTTGAAGCCATCACAGCGAGAGAATGGTTTATTTCTATTGTCTGGTGATGACGCAAATAAACTGGGCGTAAATCAAACAACACTAAAAGACGGCGACATGTTTAATGGTCGTCTGGACATTCCTGCATATCAGTCCTATGATACGTGGGTAGTTGCAGGAACTTCTCCCGCTGTAAAGACAGCAGACGGCAAAGGTGTTACTACATACGCCAAAGCCATACACTATACCTCTGGAGACGATAAGCCGGTAAAGTTTGTCGCATCTCAAAAAACTAGCGAAGGCATTGGAAAAGGCGAAAAACCAAAAACAGGATATGCTACAATTTCTGGTCGCTATAAAGACACAAGCGAAGAAGAACTTCGTGCGCTGGCCGAAAAGTATCTTAATGATCCTGAGTGGTCGCAGGTAGGATTTGATCCCCGTAGACTAGGCACTTTTTATTTACGTCGGTCTACTGGAGACTACAAAATTGGCACTCCTGTAACAGAAGCAGATGAAGTTATTCAAATTGGGCCACTTGTATTGGCAAAGAATGCAAAGCTAGACCCAGACTATCAAGGCTATAACAAAGGTGGAGCAGTACCTATGAAAGAACAAATGGAAATGTTTCAAGACGGTGGTCTAGAACAAGATGGTGGCACAATAGACCCTGTATCTGGCAATGATGTGCCTTTTGGTTCTGCCCAAGAAGAAGTGCGAGACGATATTCCGGCACAACTAAGTGAAGGCGAGTTTGTATTTCCGGCTGATGTGGTTCGATTTATTGGCCTTGAGAAACTAATGCGTATGCGTCAAGAAGCTAAGATGGGCTTAAAAATGATGGAAGAAATGGGTCAGATGGGTAACGCAGATGAAGCCACCATTCCTGACGATTTACCATTTGGCATGGCCGACTTAGTTGTTGTTGACAATGATGCTGATATGGAGTATAATGTAGGTGGTTTTGTTCCGGGTACACAGCAAGATCAGCAGATGGGCATTGCAGGATATCAAGCTGCACCCCTGCCTACTACCTCATTTGCGACACAACCAGTTCAAGCTGCGTCACAACAGTTTGTGCAGCCTGTAACCCGCCCAGCACAGGCATACGTGCCTACACAAGCAGCACCTACACCTTTGCCTACTTTTGGACAAATTGCTGGGCCGGGTGTTCCTGAAGTAGATTATGAATTTGCTACATTCCGTAACGAGGCGGGTCAAGAAATTCAACTTAAAATTAAAAAAGGTAGTCAGGGTGAATTACTTCCGGGTGAAGTATTACCAGAAGGATATAGCTGGGTTGATCCAACAGCCACGCAGACAGAAGAAGTTACAACTGCGCCTACAACAGTGCAAAGTGAAACAGGTAGGGTTCTCTCGCAAGAAGAACTTAGAGATAGAGATGATGCAGATGCTGCTAGACGGCAAGCCTTAATAGATCAATATGGTAATGCTAGTCATAGAATTGGTTTGCTAGATTTCTTTGGTGAAGGAAAAAGCCATACGTATGGTGTAAACTATGTAGAAGGTTTTGGAATGGGTCTAATAGGCGTAGGTCAAGTTTTAAAAGGCACAATTGGCGGCGGTGACTTTCCCGAAGGTGCTATGATTTTACTCAAAAATGGCGATGAGGAAATTCTTCTTACTGGCGCAGAATACAAAATTATGAGAGATGAGGTTCGGAAACCGGGAACAGATTACACTCAAACTAGAAAAATTCTTAATGATGCTAAGTCAGAAGCACGTGTAGAAAAAGCGGTAGTTGAAGAAAAATATAAATCAGCTTTGCAAAAAGCGCAGGAAGAATTTGAAGCTGATCCAAGCCAGAAATATAAAGTTGATAATATTAAAGGTGCTATTGCTCAAGGAAAGAGAGAAGCTGAAAGAGGTAATATAGACAGAAGGACTGGTAATATTATCAATCCGTTTGAGGCTAATCGCGGCCCCTCGCGCTTAGATGTTGGCGATACAGGATCTTCTGACCCACGTCCTACAAATCTATATAATTTTTCTCCACCACAACCAACGGAAGATGATTCTGAAGCTGCAGATATTGTTAAATCAGCCATTCAACGTATAGAAGGAGATTTAGCAGAAAATGCTATTATGGAAAGCTACGACTTTTCTGAAGATGCAAAAGACTATGACTTTGACTACGAATTTCAACAGGGTGGTCTAGCGGCCAAGAAGAAACCCAAAGCTAAAAAGATGAAGCGAGGTGGATTAGCTTCTAAAAAGTAATCCACATATGTTGGCTACCTGATCCCCCACCCGACGTGGCTACGGTTGGCCCCAACTAGGAGAAGTAAAATGGCAGAAGCCGAAATCATGGCTGAAGAAATGCAGTCACCCAAGAAAGTTGCGTTTGCAAATCGTAAATACACTAACGAAGAAAAACGCAAGATGGAAGAAGAAGAACTTGAGCAGATGCTCAAAGAACAAAAAGGTGAAGTAAAAGAAACTTCTGAAGCAGAAGAAGAAGAGCCTACAGGCGCAGAAGAAAAAACTTTTAAAAAGCGTTACTCTGATTTGCGTAGGCATCAGCAAAAACAAGCAGAAGAGTTTAAAACAGAACTTGCGGAACTAAAAGCACAGCTTTCTGCTGCTACTCAAAAAGAAATGAAGCTGCCCAAGTCAGATGAAGACATTGAGCAGTGGGCAAAAGACTATCCTGATGTAGCAGCTATCGTTGAAACAATTGCAATGAAGAAAGCACGTGAGCAATCTAGCGCACTTGAAGAGCGTATGAAAGTGATTGACGAAATGCAAAGTTCTGCTACAAAAGAAAAAGCTGAAGCAGAATTAATGCGATTGCACCCAGATTTTGATGATATCCGTGATAGCGATGAGTTTCATCAATGGGCTGAAGAACAGCCAAAGTGGGTGCAAGATGCGCTGTATGAAAACGACGACGACGCACGTTCTGCTGCTAGGGCGATTGACCTCTACAAAGCTGATATGGGTATTGGCAAAAAGAAATCCAAATCAGACAAAGACGCAGCCAAGTCTGTGTCTACAAAAAATAGTCGCAGTAAGCCGCAAGAGGATGAAGCATCCACATACATAAAAGAGTCTGAAGTGCAAAAGATGTCAGCCCAAGAGTACGAGGCTAAGTCAGACGAAATTATGGAAGCTATCCGTAGTGGCAAATTTGTCTACGACGTTTCGGGGTCAGCGCGATGAGTATAATATTCAAGCCCCAAAAAGACATGGAACTGTTTGCTCCGTTTGGTCCGACGATGGGATACTACCGTATGCCAGAGGAACTTGTAGAGAAACTAAACAGTAAGATGTCTGACAAACTTCAAGACTANTCCGACAANCTTGTNGGCAAAGTNTCTGANGANTTNGCGTTTGANGAAGAAATAGTAAAGATTGCCCAAGAAGGTTTAGGGCAGTTTGTTGGACAATATCAAGCATACACTGAATTAAGAAACTCTTTTGGTGCAAAGTCGCTGGATATTGANAACTATAACTACGGACTACANATTGTTTCNGGCTGGTTTGTACGNCAGTTTGAAAACGAATACAATCCTCTTCATATACACACAGGCTCTCGCCTATCATGTGTAGGTTACTTAAAACTACCGGAAGGTATTGAAGAGGAGTGGGAAGAAGACTATGAAGACCACCATCCTGCTAATGGTCACATTCAGTTTGCCAGTGGTACAGCTTCAGGCTACACCTGTACAAACTTTGTTGTAAAACCACAGGTTGGAGACTTTTATGTCTTTCCTTCTCAACTGTTTCACTGCGTATACCCGTTCTATACGAAGGGAGAACGTAGGTCTTTCAGCATGAACATGAACTTTCTTGAAGTGCCGAAAGAAAAAAGTGTTGACAAATAGTTATTTTTTAGTATAACTATAGTCATCAAAGGTGTAAGTAGGTTCGCTACCCGCTTACACCAATCTGCAAACAATACAGTCTTATGGATTACCTGACGAGCGTGGCCCGTTGAATATTCGGTCGGCCAACTGAATAGAATACGCACCCATTGTGAATCAGCCTCTGATTAGTCTGGTAAGTTTGCATCTGTTAAAATGCCTAAATAGGAGATAACATCATGGCTTTTACAACCGCAGCCGGGTATGGTAATCTTCCTAACGGTAATTTTTCGCCCGTCATTTACAGCAAACAGGTGCAACTTGCTTTCCGCAAGGCATCTATTGTTGAGGCAATCACTAATAACGACTACTTTGGTGAAATTGCTGCTATGGGTGATTCCGTTAAGATTATCAAGGAACCCGAAATTACGGTTAAGGAGTATGCACGTGGTACGACTATCACGCCGCAAGACCTTGACGACGAAGACTTCAACCTGACAATCGACAAAGCTAACTACTTTGCGTTTAAGGTTGACGACATTGAAGAGGCGCACAGCCACGTAAACTTCCAGTCTCTGGCAAGTGACCGTGCTGCTTACCGCCTTGCTGACCAGTTTGACCAAGACGTTCTTGGCTACCTGTCAGGCTTTAAGCAGTCATCCATCCACGGTGCTGCTGACACTGTTAACACAACTGTTAACGGCGGAAAGGCTGTCACCTCTGCTTCAGATGGTGCCAACCTTGTAGGTGCGGAACTGCTGGCTTCCATGTCACTGGACGCATCTGACTTTACCAATACTTCTGGCACTGCCGGTGCCGCTAATAGCTGTATTGGTGTAGAGCCACGTGCAGGTGGCGCAACGGCTGCTAAGTCCGGTACTGCNGGTAACGCATTCCCGCTGCAAATCATTGCACGTATGTCACGTCTTATGGANCAACANAATGTTGACACCCAAGGACGCTGGCTCGTTCTTGACCCGGTTTTCATTGAAGTTCTGAAGGATGAGGACTCACGTCTTCTGAACTCTGACTTTGGTGGTTCTGGACTCCAGAATGGTCTTGTAATCAATAACCTCCACGGTTTCCAAGTTTACTCGTCTAACAACCTGCCGTCGCTGGGTACTGGCCCTGCAACTACCGGCGGTGTTAACTCGTCAAACATGGGTATCATCGTGGCTGGTCATTCTTCTGCTGTTGCAACTGCAGAGCAGATTAACAAGACTGAAACCTACCGTGACCCGGACAGCTTCGCTGATATTGTCCGTGGTATGCACCTGTATGGTCGCAAGATTCTTCGTCCTGAAGCAATCGCTACTGCGGCATACTGCTTGGCTTAAAGGGGGATTGAATTATGGCTCTTGGTGATAATACTACCTCTGTAGCACGGGGTGTTGGCGCACGTGGGCGTCAACCATACATGATTCAGGCAGACCTGAACTTTGCAACTGCAGCAAGCGATAAGGGTACAGCCCTCGCTGCTAACGATGTAATTCCGGGCCTGACTGTCCCAGCGAATACCCTCATTCTCGCTGCTGGCTTTGAAGTAACATCCGCACACACGGGTACTTCAACCGACACCGATTTTGACTTTGGTATCACTGGTGGTGACTTGGACAACTTTGTTGATGGCTTCGACTTTGACGGAGCATCAGTAGGTGATTACGCATTTAAGGCAGGTCAAACTCCTGTTCTTATCGGTGGCACTGCTGACACNATCGACNTTGAAATCCAAGCCATGACAGGTACGACAACAGGCGGCGTAATCCGCATGTTTGCCGTCTGCATGAACGTGGATGACACGGGTGACATGACTGCTAATGAAGTAGACCGTGACACTCTTGCCTAAATAATATGGGGGGGCGGCAGAAGTCGCCCTCCTAACTCTTTAAGGATTTCAGATGGCGTACACTTACCTTGACATCACGAATGAAGTATTGGCCCGTTTCAATGAAGTTGCATTGACGAGTTCTAACTTTACTACATCTCGTGGATTTCAGACGCAGTGTAAAAATGCTGTGAACGATGCCATCAACTATATTTTCCAACGTGAGTTCGGGTGGTCATTTAGCCACGGCTTACAAACCGAAACTCTTGTAGCTGGCACAACACGTTATTCTCTTGGTGCCACTATCTATAATGTGGACTATGAAACATTCCGCATAAGTAAAAACGACACTCTTGGCACAGCAGGTGTAAGCCTACGTGTCATGGAATATAAAGAGTACGTGGATAAGTACATTGACCAAGAGACTACCTCTGATGTGGGAGGTGTGCCTATCTACGTATTCAGAACACCAGATAACAACTATGGACTGTTTCCATATCCTGACAAAGCATATGAATTAAAGTATGATGCATATGTAAAGCCCACTGCTTTGTCTGCCGCTACTGACGCACCGACTATTCCTGAACAGTTTCGTCAGGTGATTGTAGATGGTGCAACAGCTTACGGTTATCAGTATCGGGGTGAGGCGCAGCAATACGGCATTAACTTTGCCCGATTTGAGGAGGGCATTAAGCATATGCAAAGTTTGTTTATCAACAGAGATTTTAGTTATGTGCGGTCAACATATCTTCCGCACTCACAAAGGTACGGCGTATCCATTTTCCCATCAGGAGCATAACACATGGCTGATGAAGCACAACTTAGCCCCTTTGTGTTCGCTTGTCAGGGTGGCCTTGTACTAGACCAGTCTACGTTTGCNATGCAACCGGGGATGGCACTTGAACTGCAAAACTTTGAGCCNGACATTAGTGGTGGCTACAGACGCATTTCAGGATACGCTAAGTGGAATAGCAATATTGTTCCGCAGACAGCCGCATCTACAGAGCCTGTGCTTATGGTGGCACACTTTAACTCAAAGGTTATTGCGGCACGTGGAACAAAGATATACGAGGCTGGTACAACTGGCTCATGGTCAGAGATAGATACAGGTAGGACAAGTGCTGGACGCTATACATTCTTTAGGTACAATCTCGCAGGAACAGATTTTATCATATGGGCAGACGGTGCTAACCACGCTACTAAGTATGACGGCACAACCCTTACAGACATCAATGCATCTGGCGCACCAGCTAATCCAAAGTTTGTAACAGGATTTAAAGACCATCTCTTTTTTGCTGGCGCATCCAGTACACCGCAACAGCTTACGTTTACTGCACCATTTACTGACAACGATTTCCAAACCAGTAACGGCGCAGGTACAATTAAAGTAGACAGCAATATTACTGGACTGTTTCCGTTTCGTGATGCACTGTTTATCTTTTGTGAAGAACGTATCTTTAAACTAACAGGCAGCGCACTCGCTGACTTTGCTGTACAGCCGGTAACACGAGAGATTGGATGTCTTAACGGATTTACCATCCAAGAATTTGCTGGCGATATTATCTTTCTTGGGCCGGATGGTCTTCGTACAGTAGCTGGTACAGAAAGAATTGGCGACGTTGAACTTGGTACAATTAGTCGTCCTGTACAAAAACGCTTTCAAGAACTTACGGACGTAGATGAGTTTACAAGTCTAGTTATACCAGACAAGACACAGTATCGTATCTTCTTTAGTAAGGCATCCACTACGAGGGCCGCAACGGAAGGTATCATTTGTGTGCGTCGTGGAGAAGGCTACGAGTTTGGTGACACGCTTGGTATTAGGGCAAGCGCAACAGACTCAACGGTTGTAGCTGGCACTAGCTTTGTCTTACATGGTGACTTTGATGGATACGTGTACAGGCAAGAACAGGGCAACGACTTTGATGGCAACACAATAGTTGGTAAGTATCGTTCACCCGATTTGACTATGGGTGATGCTGGTATACGCAAGAACTTTCAGCGTGTGATTATTAACTACGCACCTGAAGCTGCAGTGAACGCAGATTTGTTTCTCCGGTATGACTACGAGGCACCGGATGTTGCAAGACCAGCAGCATACCCGTTTGATACATCAACCGTTGTTGCGGTGTATGGTTCAGCTATATATAACACCTCAACGTATGGTGGTCAGACAAACCCATTGGTAAGACAGCCTGTAGAGGGTTCAGGTTTTGCGGTGGCACTACGAGTAAACGACAGAGGCACATCTGCCCCATACTCACTAAAAGGTTTTCAGTTAGAATTTGACGCAGGAGCAAGAAGGTAATGGCAGGATATACTAGGCAATCTTCGTATACTGACGGCGACGTTATTACCGCTGCCCACAGTAACGATGAATTTAATCAGGTACTAGCTGCATTTGTAAATACAACGGGTCACAAACACGATGGCACAGCCGCCGAAGGTCCAGTTATTGGATTGATTGGAGACCCCGGCGAGACTACGCCACTTAACAAAGTTGTTATTGATAATCCTAACAACCAGATTGAGTTTTCGGTTGACGTATCTAGTTCGTCTGTAGAACAGTTTGTTGTCAAGGATGGTGTCATTGAACCTACTACTGACAATGACATAGACCTTGGCTCTAGCAGCAAAGAGTTTAAAGACCTGTACATTGACGGCACTGCGCATTTAGACGCTATCAATTTCAATGGCACGGCTATTACTTCTACCGCTGCTGAACTTAACATTCTTGACGGAGTTACTGCAACAGCAACAGAACTCAACATTATGGATGGCGGCACTGCTGCTTCTTCTACCACTGTAGCAGATGCAGACCGTGTAGTATTCAACGATAACGGAACCATGAAACAGGTGGCGGTCACTGACCTTGCCGCCTATTTTGATGACGAAATTACGGCAATGCCTAATCTTGTCACAACTGGCGCACTCAACTCTGGCTCCATTACATCTGGCTTTGGTACTATTGACACAGGTTCATCAACCATTACAACCACTGGCCTTATCACTGGTGGTTCTCTTGATATTGACGATGTTGTAATTAATGGGTCAACGATTGGTCACACTGATGACACTGACCTGATTACTGTTGCTGATGGTGTAGTCACTGTAGCTGGTGAAGTCTCTATGACAACACTGGATATTGGTGGCACAAATATTACTGCTACCGCAGCCGAATTGAACATTCTTGATGGTGTAACATCCACTGCATCAGAGTTAAATATCCTAGATGGTGTAACGGCAACTGCATCAGAGTTGAACATTTTAGACGGTGTGACATCTACTACATCAGAGTTGAATATCCTAGATGGTGTTACCTCTACCGCCGCTGAACTTAATATCCTTGACGGTGCAACGGCAACCACCGCAGAAATAAACATCCTCGACGGAGACACGGCGGCTTCATCTACGACACTTGCAGATGCAGATCGTGTCATCGTCAACGACAATGGCACCATGAAGCAGGTTGCTCTGTCTGACTTTGAGACATTCTTTGAAAGCGCACTTGACACAACCTCTAACATTACCACAGTAGGCGCACTGAACTCTGGTTCTATTACCAGCGGGTTCGGCACTATTGATACTGGCTCTTCAACAATCACAACCACAGGTTTGATTACTGGTGGGTCACTGGACATTGATGACGTTGTTATAAACGGCACCACTATTGGTCATACTGATGATACAGATTTGATGACGGTAGCAGACGGCGTACTGACTGTCGCTGGTGAAGTGTCAATGACGACACTTGACATTGGTGGCACTAACGTAACGTCTACTGCTGCTGAACTAAACATTCTTGATGGTGTTACGGCTACTGCATCAGAACTTAATATTCTCGACGGTGTTACTGCCACAGCTTCGGAACTAAACATTCTTGATGGCGTCACCTCGACTGCTTCTGAACTGAACATTCTTGACGGCGTAACTTCTACAGCCTCAGAACTAAATATCCTTGATGGTGTTACTGCTACAACAGCGGAACTCAACTACAGCGACACTGGCTCTGCTGTAGGTACAGTAGTTGCAAGTAAGGTTGTAACGGTAGATGCCAACAAAGATGTATCTAGCTTCCGTAACATCACACTTACAGGTGAACTTGATGCGGGTTCACTGGATGTGTCTGGCGATGCCGACATTGATGGTACATTGGAAGCAGATGCAATCACAGTTAACGGAACTGCATTGAATACAGTAATCGCTAACGAGGCCACAGCCCTTGCAATTGCACTTGGCTGATGAAATAAATGCTTGACAAAGCGTTATGAGTATGGTATAATTATACTACAATTTGGAGAAATAAATGGCTAATACATTCAAAGTTGTATCGCATGACGTTATG